CGACTTGCCGGTCTGCAGCGACTTGGCGCGGGCGTCGTGCGGCAGGAAGATCCCCCGCGGGTTGACCTTGTACGGCCGGGACTTCACCCAGTCGATGTAGTACTGGATCGGCTGGTTGTCGTCCTCCATGAAGTCCACCACCCGGTACCCGTCGCGCGTCTCCTGCCAACCCCACCAGCTGCAGCTGTCGGTGAACCCAAGGTCGGCCACCAGGTTGACCGGGAACTCAGGGTCCACCGGAAAAGTGGCGATCCGGCCCTGCTCATACGCCTCGCCGATCAACTTGGCGTAGTACGCGCCAGGGATCGCCGCGTCAAACGAGCACTCGTACTCGACCGCAAACGCCTCCTCGGTCATCTGCGCCTTGGCGTCGCGCAGTTCCTCGGGATGGATGATCCCGGTCTTGCTCGCGGGCAGTTCCAGCAGCAGGTGGCTGTCGGGATTCAGGCGCGCCTCCTCCCGCAAGTTCCAGAACAGGTTCTTGCCCTTGGGCGTGCCGGCAAAAATGGCCCAGCCGCGCCGGTCAGAGAGCGCCGGGCGCAGGACCGTGTACCAGGCGCTCGGCCGGATGTCGCCCACCTCATCGAGCACCACCCCGTCAAAGTACATGCCCCGCAGGGCGTCGTAGTTGTCCGAGCCGGCCACGTAGATCGTGCTCTCGCCCCCGTGCCCGTTGTTGATCGTGATCTTCAACTCAGACTCGTTGGGCGGCCGCGCCCAGAAGTCCTTGGTCAACTCCTTGAGGTAGCCCCAGGCAACCCGCTTGGCCTGGTCGCGCTGGGGCGCAAGGTACGCAAACTGGGGCTTGGGCAGGGCCGTCTCGAGCGCGCCGATCACCAGGTCCGCGCACATCGCCACCGTCTTGCCCGCACGCCGGTGCGCAACCACCACCGTCCAACGCTTGCTGCGCTTGTGCAAGGGCTGGAAGACCTCGCGGGGTTGGTATTCCTGGAGTTTCATGCAGGCTCGTAAGTTTTCTCAAAGATGTCGGGCTTGCACGGGTAGTGTTCGCCGTGGACGCCGGTGATGATCCAGTCGCCAGGGGTGACGATGTGGCCGCCTTCTAGCGTTTGAATCCAGCCGTGATAACCGGTGATATAGCCAGTGATTGGGTCAAGCGGCTCAAGCAAAACTTCCGGGTGGTCGCCATGGTTGTGCCATTGGGTGGCCTCAATGACCACAGGCTTCTTGCGGAACTTCATTGCGGTTTCCTCAACTTCGTTTTTTAGGTTTCAGAAAAATGGTGGGGGGCCCCTGCTCGAGCGACCCCCCCAGCCCCGGCTCGACGGGGGGATGGGGGTCCAAATTTTTCCGCCTCGCGCCAACCAAACCCAACAACATTCCCGGCAGGGCCGCAAATCTTGCGCAGGCGCTGCGAACGCAGGGTGGGCAATGGGTAGACCTCACCCTGCACCCTTTGCGCCTCCTGCGTCCTCTAGTTGATCGCTAGCGCTGGCGCCACTGGCTATGCCTTGTGCATCCACCGGATCAATAATCCGGTACTGACCTTCGTCGTCCCTTTTCAAATCAATGACTTGCGTCCGTTTTTCGGGAATCACGGCGGTCGTTGTGCCAATATTGCGACCACCAAGCCATGACAATTCCAGTTTTATGCCGCCGTCCACGTTGGCCTGCACCTGCAGCGGCATGGCTTTGTTGACCATCTGCGCAAAAATCTGCCGGTCTTGGATGCCGCCCTGCGCACGCTCAATTAGCCAACCTGCCAAGCCTTCCGCGTGGCAGTCGCGGGCCGCTTTTTCGACGGCCTCGCGGATCGTCCTGGTGATCTTGTTCTGGACGCCCTTCGGCCTTCCAGTCGGCAGCTGCGCGCCGTTAAGCGGGCTCGCGGCCGGCTTTCGCATTTCAGCCTCATTTTTTGCGGCATCACTGTCTTTCCTTACAGCCTCATCAACAGCGGTCTTCAGCACGGCCTGCTGCAGCTGCTCACCAACATCACGGGTTTGAGTTTGTGTGTCCATGTTGCGATTTTGCCTCTGTTTCACACTGGCCCGGATTCTGGCACGTACTTACTCCACACCTATACAGAGTAAGTGCGTGCCGCTAGTACGTGCCGTACCTTTGAAGCCCAAAGGCTTACAAACACACCCCCCTAGGGGGTGGGTGTGTTTTGTAGCCCGTCTTTGGGCATGGACTCCACTTTATAAGCACGTGCTCAGTCCGTGCCAAGTCCGTGAGTCCGTGCCAATCCTCCAGGTAAAGCCCCCAAACTCTGCTCAGGTATTGCTTGCTTACTGTTGCGCTTTTCTCATCACAATGAGATACTGCATCTGTGCCGAATAAATCCGGTACGCAACCCAAACGATGCAAACCAAAGGAACCTAAACCATGACAACGGCTGAATTCAACATCGAAGCGCTGCCCGTGAAGATTGACTATGTGGGCGAGACTGTGCGCGACAACGATTGGAAATGCGACCAGTGGCGCGTTCAATTGACCAGTAAGGCTGGTTTTTGGTCAACCGACTATTTCACTGGCTTAGGGCTTCGTAGCAAGCCCAATTCATGGGGTAAGACAAAGCCCAAAAAACCTGCAATCGCTGACGTGCTTTATTCCCTGTTCATGGACGCCAGCTCAGCAGAAAACAATTTCCACGACTGGTGCGCCGAGTGCGGCTATTCGGACGACAGCATCAAAGCGCTGAACACTTACAAACAGTGTTTGGAAATTGCGACAGCACTGCGCAAGCATTTCAGCCCTGATCAGCGCCAAGCCATCCAATCCATCATTTCGGAGATGTAAACCATGCGCCAAACCCTTGCCGACTACCTGACCGCCCTCGCCCTCGCGTTTGCCCTGCTGGTGGGCGCGCTGGCCTATTTCGACATCTTGATCAAGTAACCCGGAGAACCTGAACTATGAACACCAAAACCACATTCCCTCAGTTCAACTCTTACGCATGCCAAGGCGACACAATCAACTGGACAGCCGAAGGCTTTGATTTTGTGGCCCGGCTTGAATACGACAACGACAGCAACCCCGAAGACGTGGACTGCTATTCCCCCGAAGATGTCCAGCGTTGGAAAAACGATGAATGGTTTTATGTGGGCGTGGTTTTGTCGGTGTCGCGCAATGGTGTGGAGTTGTCCGACCATGCCGCAAGCCTTTGGGGTATCGACTGCAATTTCAACAACACTTCAAATGCGTACCTCGCCGAAGTCGCGCAAGAACTTCAGGGTGAAGCCTTGGAAGTTGCACGGGCTGAATTAGCCCGGATGCGTGAAGCCCTTACCGCTTAAATCCTGCGCCCCTGAAGCGCCCTTGCATAAGGGCTCTTTGGGGGCGCGATTTTGCGCCCGTCAACGATGGAAACCTGAACCATGACAATTTATTGCATCATCACAACCGGCGACTTTGGACCTGATTTGATTGAGTTTCAAAGTGAGCGCGATCGCCTTGAATGGTTGTCTGAACAAGATGATTCTTTTGAAGATTTTTATTCTTTTGAGGTTGAAGGAAGCATCACGGGCTTGACCATTCCGAATACGGGCCGCTATGCCCGCGAAGAATTGGCAGAGTTGGTGACGCCATGAAACACCTACACGCCCTAATCGCCCGCGCCCGCCCGCTGGCACTCATCGAGGAAATGCGCCACCAGATACGCCACAAACCCTAAACCCGCCCCGCGCGGGTTTTTCTTTGCCTGCCTACCCTGCCCCTGCCCGGCGCGTCTGACACGTGCCAGCGGGGCCGGTATGGGCCAGCACGTGACAGCGTGACCCTGCGCCAGCTGGTGCAGTGTGTGAGTGCGTGACTACGCCCCCGCGTCTGCCGTCACCAGGCACGGCGTGAGCGTGTGCAACTGCCTGCGAACGCGGCAGGGGCACGCGCTGCCAAAACAGAATCCTTACAACTTCCACCCCAAATTTTGGGTAAACCAAAATCGACAGGTTTTGGAATCGGCAAATTCCAATTTCAATTTCGATTTGGTTGCTGTTCACCCTCGCGGGCGCGCCTGGCCGGGCAATTCCGCCCCTGATTGCAGTCCCCATGACAGGGCGGGCAGGTCTTCGGAGCGCGTCCAAAGATCCTGTCCCAGCCCTCCTGGTAGCCCTGCCCTGGCCTGCGCTCAGACCCTTTGCCGCCGTCTGAATTACTTTTCATGCCATTCCTTGCTATTTATTGCCTCATCAAGCGCCCCGCGCAAAAACGAATGCCAGTTGTCTTCTGAGTGGCCGGTTGCGTAAGCCACTGAAGCCAAGATTTCAAAAGCCGCATAAGCAACAGGGGCCATCACGATCGGGATGTCATAAGCCTCTTTTGTTTTGGCCGCTTGGCTTAACAACGATTTTCTTATCTGCGCCTTTGCAATCGCAACAGCGGCTTCAAGTGCTGCGTAGTCTTCTGCGCTCATGCGTCAAACCTCCTACCAATGCCATGTTCGCGCTCAAGCGCCCGGGCAAAGCCCATGACCTCCTTGTGCTCGCGCCAGAGCTGGATGATGCGCACCTCATCGAGCGCGATCACCTCCTCGGGCTCGCACACCTCCACGCCCTTGATGAGCTCGCCTGTGGGCACCAGGCGAATGAGTCTGGGTTTGCTCATGTGAGCCTCTTGATCTGAAACAGCACCGGCCGCTCGCCAAAGAACCTGGCCGCGGCGAACTTGGCCTCGAACAGGTCATCGAACCAGCCTTCGTGCAGGTGCTCGGTGATCTGCACGAGTACCTG